AAGTTGGTAAATACAGCCCCGTAGTACTATCACCAACAAAATTCAAAGACGGAGCGCCAACTGACCCATTACCTAGAATTAAATTTGTAAAAGTATTATTTGCACCTGAAGCCGCATTGAAAACATTCGTTCCATCACAGGCCAACACCAATGAAGAGTTTGACGTCATCGTTACATAAGCGCCACTACCCGCAGAGGTTTTTACTGTGAATGTGTATGATCCGTTAGTACAAAGATTTGTAATGAAATAAAGTTGAACCGTTTGCGGAACAATGATAATTTGGTTGCTGCTCAACGTGCCTGAATATTCTTGAATTTGATTCGCCGCTTGAGCTGAGGTGAGCGTGGTTGTGCCGCCGGTAACCGTTAAGGATAAAAGCGTATAAGCAAAATTATTCGACCGCCCGTAAGCAAACGTGACCCAGCCGGAACCGGTTGAAACGAAAAATGCTGATTCAGTTAATTGAAGTTGTTTATTTGAATTTCCATCAATCAAATCGCCGCCAGAAGGATTTATCGTTACAATCCCTGAGCCGTTATTACGAATGATCGTAAACCAACCTGACGTTGCGGTTGAAGCAGCGGGTAAAGTCAAAGTGCCCGAACCGCCCGCCCAAATTAGAAACTCTGATCTGACATTCGTAGTCAAAGTTGAGCTTGAATAATAGGTTACGGGTACGTAATTTTGATTGAGCGTTGCCCCCAATGCAGTTAAACCTGACCCTGCAAGTGAGCCCGCGTTTGCCGCTGAGGTTCCCGTTCCGAACGTGAAAGACGCCCAAGTGCCGTTGTACGTTGTATTATCAGTTACATAAATGTATTGAACTGCGCCTGACGGTACGTATGCAATGGTGTTTCCGCTAGCATCAGTAATCGTAAACGGGTTTGAACCCACGTTATTGATTAATGCGTCTTGACCGGTTGAAACCTGAATCGCAGGGGGCATCTGAAGCTGAAGCCCTGTAGTCGTAGCGGTCACCGCCATGATTGCTGCTGCAACTGTGGTTGAAGTTGACGTGCCGTTAATAGGCCAAGCCAAGAGAGTATTCGCGGAAATCGTCAGCGCTTCATAACCGACCTCTGAAGGGGAGATCGTTTGTCCTGTGAACGGGTTTACATATGAGGTCATGATTAACTTTCAATAGCCATTGTGTTTCTGTCACCTAACCGAACTTCATCTTCGGCTTTCAATGCGTCCATAGCTTCTTTGTATTTTTGTTGGAAAATTTGACGCGAATCATTTTTCAAAAACGGCATCGCCTGCATCAAAGTGCCGTAAAGAACCGCATTTGGCGCGTATTGCGTTAACCAATTAGTTTGATTGTCAGACGCCAAAGGTTGAATTCTCTCGTAATAGAGCACTTCAAACGCATATGCCTGATCTGGCGTAGGCGCGACAATCCAGTGTTGATAATCGTAATCTGCGTAATAAAGCGGAGTTGAGGTTGTGGTTGAGCTGCTCGCATATGACCTCAAGTATTCGTATTTGCGCAAAAACACCGGTTGAATAACGCCGTTGAGCGTCAAATTCATTGAAACCGTTTTTCTCCATCTAGCCGGTTTTGTTAAAACAGGATTATTAGGAGACATGTTGGCTTGAATAACTTGCTGTTGCCCAAGCGTTTTGATCTGCTGTGCGATTTCAAATTCACACAACGTGATAAAAGTCGGAATTTGATTCACCGTAGCCGCATCATTACGTTCAAGATACTGCTCTACAGTGGTAATCAAACTGTCGTAAGTCAGGGCAAAAGAGGCGGTCATAGTCGTTCCTTTTGAGCGTAATTATAAGCCTCAGCTTAAAATTTGCAAAGCTCGTTCTGTTAAGGCAATTCGTTCATTTAAACCGAAATTTCCGCCATTAACCCGTTTTGTTAATAGTTCCCAGTTTTTAGCCTCAGCTGGCTCATTACAATTATGAGTTGACCAAAACCACCCCGCCGAAAGCGCCGCATACATCGGTGTGAGAACTGGAGCGGGGTTATGAACAAAATCCATTCCTACTGATTGCCCGAAATGCCAGTAATTATCATGTCCAGTCAACTGTATGCAACCCCTTCCGTGATATAACCACCCGTCTCCGCTGGATTCGTTACGGTTTCCCATTCGGCCAGCGTAAATGCGGTTGGCGATTTTTTCAGGTTTGTGGGCAAAAACGGCGTATTCTTCAGGTTTGAAGTGAGTATGGAACAGTTTTTGTAAGGTTTCGGGCTTATAGTTAAGGTTTTCTTCCAGTGTTTTGAAGTGGTCGCACTCGTGTGAACATTGTCCAATAAACGCAGCTTGGCGGTTAACATCGTTTATTCCAAACTTTTGAAAAGTATGATTGAGCGGATCAACCCACTGAGGCCCAATTTGAAGTTGATGAAGTTGATCAGCAGTAATCATTTAACCCCCTCATTCACGGTTTCCATTACTTGATTGTAGCGGGCGACGCAGGAGTTGTAGCTGACGATGGCGCTGTCACCGTCTGCGGCGATTTGGACAATATCTTTAATAGCCTGTCGCTCAGATTCGGCTCCAGCGGCTCCATCCCCAGAGGCGGAACCTGAATCGGCTTGTACACCACAGGTGGAGGGGAGGCGCAACTCGCCAGCATCAATGCGAGCATCAATACTAGCTTGCTTGGTCTTAATATCATTTTTAGCCTGCTTTAGTTGGCTGGTGGCTCTTGCGAGCTTTTGTCCGAGTTCGACTTCTTTTGCGCGAGCTTCGCCATTAAGTCGTTCAATTTCTGCTTTATCTTCGTCAACCCGTCTTTGATAACCGTGATGATCTGAGACATAGTAACCTCCTGATATAACCAACAACAAACCCACTGCCTTCATGATGATTGCGTGGGGCTTTAACATAGGGAGAAACCCTACAAGATAACTCAGCGCATAAGCCGCTGCTCCACCTATAAGCGCAATAACGGCTACCCAATAAAATAGGTCATCAAAGAACCATGACAACCAACTAAGCACGATGTGCCTCTGCACGCGCTTGCGCCATGCGCTCGCGTTCAAAATCGTTTTCTAGCGTCGGCGGCGTAGTTGGCGGAGGAGGTGGGCTCCAATTAGGGCTAGCCATAACAATAGGAGCAGGTGGTGGGGGTGGCGGTGCGACATAAGCGTCCTTATTGGCTTTTGCAGCGTTCATCATGTTAGTGGCTTCGTTGGTCAAGCCCTTAGTTAAAATGCCGCCGATACCGCCTACTATTAGCAGGACAATATCATTGAGCATTTTTGTGTAGGCTTGATCAATAGGCGCCATGGCCTTTATCGGTTGAGACACAAAGGTCACCGAATAAAGAAGCGCCATCACAATGAACGCTAGAATCAAGGTCACTACGATGATTACGAATGACCTAACTCTGATTTCTATTTCATCTGCAGACAGCCGTTCCTTGGGGCTGTTGAGCAACAGGAGCAGGAGTTCCTTCAATTTTCTTCTCCAAAACAGGGGCTACAAGATATTCAGGACAGTCCTGATTGAACTCACACAAAGGTTTTTGACACCGTTCGGCCTTGAAATTATCAGGATCTTGGCAGAAATAGCGATATTGGTCATGACAACCCGTCAGCAAGAGCGATAATAAAATTGCGTATTTCATTTGCCTTCAATCCTTGTTAAAGCCTTATTGACCCTTAACTCCATTTGCCTCACATCAACATACATCCAAGCTATCAACGGAATTATCAATAGAAGAACAACCAACAAAACAACAATCAGTAAGATGGCGAGTGTGTCATGCTTAGAATCATTATCCATGCCCACATCAGCATCAGCGCTGTAATTGCTGTAGCCGCCATTCTTCCCTTTATTAGATCCGCCTTTTGCTCCCGTTGCCATTTTGCTCTACGCTCCCTTAACATTTCCTCTCGTCTCGCTAGCGCTTGCACATTGGCAATGTGTCCGATTTGCTGATTGACCCGAGTATACAAGTCCTTCAATTCATGTGGAACGTGGTATACCATATAGTCACTCAACTCCGTATTCAACTTCTCCATCTGCAAATTTGCAATCGTTATGTTGATTGCGGCTTCTTGGCCTTCCTCGTTATTTGCATGGAGAGCAAATTCTTCCTGTTCTTTCGTATAGTTTTTTAGGGCGTTGTACGCTCTATAGAACTTGATGAGAGCATCACTTACTTGTTGGTAAATGAGGTTTTCATCAAA